TGTGGCGCTGCTCGAACAGTTCCCGCTTCTCCGGCTTTACCCTGGCAAGCTGCTTCTCTTGAAGGAGGTTTTCTACATGAGAGTCATCGTATATCAGGCCAGCGACACATCAGCCCTGAGCAAAAATTTCACCCGCAAGGACTTCAAGTGTCCCTGTGGATGCAGCCGCCAGATGGTCGATTCGGAGCTGGTCGAAAAACTTCAGGCCATCCGGGACAAGCTGGGCAAGGCCATCAAGGTGACCAGCGGATACCGCTGCCTCTCGCATAATGCGGCAGTCAGCGGCAGCTCTGGCAGCAAGCACCGCTATGGTATGGCTGCGGATTGGCGGCTTGTAGACCGCAGCATCAATCCTGTGGCCTTGGGTATCATCGCCACCCAGTATTTCAAGGCGGTAGGCATCTACTGGTATGACGGCTGCGCCATCGTACACACCGATACCCGCGATGCAAAGGCAACGTGGCTGTGCGATGCCCCCCGGCACTATCCCGGCACCACCTACCTGAAATTCGTCTTGCCAACCATCCGCCGGGGCTGCGCCGGTGACGTAAACCGGACAGCCACGAAGATGCTCCAGCGGTTGCTGGGGCTGACCCCGGACGGCATTTTTGGAGAAAAAACCGAAAACGCCCTCCTGAAGGCGCAGGAGGCGCATGGCCTGACTGTGGACGGCATCTGCGGCCCTGCCAGCTGGAAGGCCATTTCCGGGGCTTCCAAGTACCTGTGAAACATCCGATATAACCAACACGACAAAACGGCGCAGGGATAGCTCTCCGCGCCGCTGATGCTTATAGGAGGCAATATCATGGAAGCTATGCTGAACTTTATTCCCGCTCCCGTCGCCATCATCTTGATGCTGGCGGGTTTTATCGCACTGGCAATCGGCGGTATCCGGCTTGGCTACAAGGCCACCGTCAAGGATCTGGCTCTGGAGCTGGTCGAAAAGGCCGAGCTGTCCATCATGGGCAGCGGGCAGGGTGCCAAAAAGAAGAAGCAGGTGTTCGCCGCTCTCCGCGCCAAGTGCCCGGCGGCTATCCGCTGGGCCATCACCGACGAGGTGCTGGATGCTGTCATCGAACACGCCTTTGATGTTATGACCGCAGCACTGGGCAAAAAGTCTTGACTGCTGCATGAGTGCCGTGTAAAATAGAGGCACTTGAAAAGCTTCGGCTTTTGTAGAGAGCGGCCCGGCATGGTCCACTCTTGATTTTATATTTGGCTACCTCGGTAGCGCGCAAAAATCCCCCTGCATTGACCTTCGGGCCAGTGTAGGGGGATTTTTTGTTTGTTAGAACTTCATCTGTGCAGCGTCTTCAACACTCACGTCGTCGAAACACCGGGTCAGTTCATCAAGGACTTTGCGCTGTGTTTTCTCACTCAAACCGGCGTTGCGCATCGCCATGACACAGTAGCCGATGCAGGCTGCGTTTGACCACGGTCCATTCAGTGACAGGAGCATTTCTTCCATATCGATTACCTCCGAAGATCTCCATTGTATACTCGAACCAGCACCCAGTCGGACAGCGGTTTGACGTTCCCGGTCCAGTCCCGGAGGGCTTCATCGGTGCCGCAAGCCTCACAGATGTACACGCCATTGGCGTGGCGGCTCAGTGCTCCGTGGGTCAGTTTGTCCGGCATCCTCTCGCCGCAGCGGGGGCACAGCGGCCAGCCCTGCTGCTGGTCATAGACCATCTTCTCAATAGCTTTTTCGTCCGTCATTGTACTTCCTCCTCAAACGTCTCGGCTAACCGAGTGATATGCAAACCAGTGACCGCGCCGCCGGAACAGATAGAACCAATTCGTGAACTCCTGCCCTGTGCAGTCATAGGGGCTGTTGTAAGCTTCCAGATAGCAGTTGCCGCGGAACCAGTCGGCGGCATCAGCCTTGTGCGCCTTGTCCAATTCATCAGGCAGCTGAACAAGCTCCAGGCGGCCGTCATAGTCGGCACAGATGATATGCACATCATGGGCGGGGCGGTTATTGTAATTCCGAATCTCCCTCTTAATGGTTACCGCCATGTTTTTCACGGCTGCCTTCTTTTCGGCAGAGGCCGGAACATCGCTCTGCATGAACATCAGGAGTGCGTACGCATCACGCAGCCTCTCGTTATCAGTAATGCTGAACATGGTCACAACCTCCTTACTTCATGTTCTGGCGTTCCCAATCGGCCCAGCGGTAAATTTCCTTGCAGGACATGGATTCCGGCTTGCTGGTCTGGATATAGTCCTGCTGGCCGAAGATTTCCAACTGGTCGATGTTGTCCGGGCTCTGGGTGATGATTTTCGCCGGGCGGCCAACCTCACCGCCGGGAATCTCAATGCGCCACAGGTACAGGTTGTCATCAAAGTAGAAAACGTTCGGGATGTACCGCTCTTCTGCATCGGTGCCCTCGATATCCAAGATGTATTTTCCGAGGGCGCCGAAAACCTCCAGCCGGGTGGGAGCCTTGTCGCGGTCGTTCATATCGTACAGCTTGATATCGCAAGCCGTTCTGTTGCGGAAGGAAACCTCGGAAATGGTGCCAGTGTATTTGTAGAGTTTCATGTCTTAGACCTCCTTGACTTCCACGGTCTTGAGGCTGCCCTCGATGTAGCCACGGCCACGCAGATGTTCGCAGCTCCAGCAGAAACCGATTGCTCGCTCACGGATGAAGTAGGCGGTATGGTCCGCATGATCCTCATTGAATGCGGCGTGGATTTCTTTTGCCCGCTCGTCTTCCACCAGAATAGAGGCACTGGCCTCGCCGATTTCGCCGTTCTGACCGTGCTTCATGTCCTTGGAATCGTAAGTAAAGATTACCTTTTTCATTGTTTTGCCCTCCTCAGTGCAGCTGGGCGCTGTGCTGGTTGTAGGTGACGGTATACACGCCGCTCTGCTTGGTGATCTGGATGTTGCTCACCACGACACGCTTCAGACCGAACTTCCGGCGAACGAATTCCTTGACCAGCGTAGAAGCCTTTTCGGGAAGGTGCTTCTTGATGCGGCAGTCACGGCGGCAGTAGCGCTCGAAGCGCTTTTCATCGGCTGCGGTGGCCTCCTCTCGCGTTCCGTAGAACACGGAATCGTCGCGGTTGCTGCTCAGCTTGTAGAACTTCTCGCAGGAGATGACATCCAACCGGTTGTTCCAGATGACATCGCAGCGCTGGTTATCGTTGGGCTTGACGTTGTCAGCGGCGATGCCGACCACAAGTTTCAGACCTTCCAGCTGGTTGTAATCTTCCCATTCGGTGAAGCTGTCCAGCAGAACGCGGACAATCTGCTTACCGTCGGTCAGGTCGATGTGAGCGATCTCGCCCTGACTGCCGGACATCGAAGCGGCGTTGATGTAGTAGCCCTGCGCCATGTAGCTGCTGACGGCAGCGGTAAATTTGCGGTTGATGTCGATGAACTTCATTTTGAGAACCTCCAATAATTTACTCTTGACAAATCGTTAATAAAAAAATAAAATGGAGGTGCAAGGGGCTTGTGTAACATCGGGCTTTTAGCGGTTAGCGGTTCAGGGTGCGATCCTGAGCCGCTTTTTTATATGCTTCAAAGCGGGCTACCTGCTCGGCTCTGGTGAGCTTCGCAAATTCCTTGCTTGTCATGGAGCGCCACCCCCTTTGGGTTGCTCCCTTGCACCTCTTGACCTCCTCTCTATGTCTATATTATACTACGAATTTCGTTGTATGTCAATAAGAAAACAACATTTTTCGTAAATTGTTTTACGAAATTCGTTGCAATTCTGCGGCGAGTATGATATAGTAAAGAAAAGGGAGGTGCCTATATGATTCGCATTAAGTTGAAAGCCGTCCTCGCTGAAAAGGGTATCAAGCAGAAAGATTTGGTTGAAATGACCGGGATTCGTCAGCCCACGTTGTCGGGCATGAACAATAACTCCGTCAAGCATATTCCGCTTGATGTGCTGGACAAGCTCTGCACCGTTCTGGACTGCCAGCCTGCCGATCTGCTGGAATTCGTGCCGGATGAGAACGAAAAAAGCCCGGACGCTTGACGCATCCGGGCAGGAGAGGTTACTTCTTGCGAGACTTGCTCACGGTCTGAGGGATGTGCCGCACCTCTTTGACCCTACGCTCCGGGTTGGGCTCTCTCACGATGAGCTCATCCAGTTCGCAGTCAAGGGCCTCGCAAATGAGGTCGAGATCATCCAGGCTGACTCGCTCTGCAAAATCGTGGTACAGCTCATTGATGGTCTGGGAGCGAATCCCTGTTGCACGTGCAAGTTCGCTCTGTGTCATCCGCCTTTCGCCGAGGCGGGTAGACAGCAAAATTCTAATCATAGCCTTTTGTCTCCTTTTACCGAAATTTTAGCCGATATGTACCCGGCTTGTCTGCATTTTGGCAGAAAACTTCATATTTCGGGAGTTTTTTCCGATTTTCGGTAAATTAAGACAGAAAAGCGCCCACGCTACCGATGATGGTAACGTGGGCGCTTTTTTCATGTCAGGGTGACATTTGGAATCTCGCAAAACAAAACGAACACATTACCGACCATTTGAATGGTGGTTCTGTGTTCGTTTTGCTCTTGATTGGTGGAGAATAGCGGGATCGAACCGCTGACCTCTTGCATGCCATGCAAGCGCT